CGATTGCGCGGCATCGGATCATCGAAGATACACACAGTATTAAGTTCCTGCATGATTTCAAAGTTTCCGAAAACTTCTGGTTCATAAGCAGGCAACCACATTGTTGTAATGTCGTGGAACATATGATCCAGCACATTGATCATCGTCAATTCAAGCTCAGCATTAGATGTGAGCAGCGGCATCAACTGAAGTTGCAGAGAGATTCCCGATTCAGCAACCGCCACATCGACTCGACCAATGGCAATCTCAGGCGTACCCGAAGATTCCGACAATCCCTTTTCGTCAATAAAGGTCATGTGATTGGTAAAAGGCGACACATCGGTTACGCCAGTGACACGCTCAAAGCGTTGGTCCTGGTTAATCTCAATAATCTGCTTCGGCCCGATGTTCCATTCCGCAACATCACCGGTAGTCGGATCACGCGGCGGTCCAGAAGTTGTGACATACATGCCCAACCCCTGAAAAACAATAGTAGCGTCTTCATCGGAAATCGTCTGATTAATAGAATATAAAAGTGTCTCTAATCCAGAAAGGATAGATTGTCCCCAACTGGAATTCTGCGGAGGCCGAATTGTCCATTTATACACAGGCAGTTGCGTGATGGTTTCAGGAAGCATGAAAGCTTCCTCTTCAACACCTGGATTTGGAACTCTTTCCATCTTTGCTGCGTTAACAGCATCGCGATCATCCCACTTGCCAAGTTCCCAGAACGTCAACTCGCTGGTGACTCCGACACCCATCCCCAAATCATCAAAGACTCGTCGGAAAGTCCTTCGTTTGGCAACCTGCTTATCAAGTTTTGTGGGATCACGGAAATCCTGCACAGTCTCGACAATGTGAATTCCAACAGTCTTGCCGTTAGAATCTTCAATCTCAAAGATGTAGCGAGGATCAACTTCTTCAAGAGAAAGTCTTTCACCGGCAACCTTGCCGGGATTCGCAGATACGATCAGCGCGCCATCGCCACGAATCAAAGACCATCGTTTTGACGAATTGAACTTACTGACAATCGCTTCACGCTTAAAGAAATCCATCCACCATTGATCTAGCATCTGACGAGTGCCCTCATCGCCAGAAGGCTCAACGTAATAATTCAGATTCTTTCCAAGAAAACGATTTGTTGCTTCAACGATCTTTTTGCCAGAAGGCATCAAAATCGGAGTTTGATCGTCACCGCGCAATACAATCTTCAGCGTAACTGTACTGTTGATGTAAAGATTTTCGTACAGATCGTAAGCCTGAACCCTTTTCTGATCCCACGCCGATACGATATTCGCATCAGCGGTACCCAGAAAATCCAGCGCTGCGTTGTATTGCTTGGCATTGTACGGCATTCTTCCATCCTAGCCTTTATCGTCCCTGCATCCAGGTACCACGCCGTTGGCCGGTCCTCTTAACCGCCACGCCACTGGGCGCACTGGCTCCACTATCCCCTGTCGATCTGCCGCCCAGCGAATTAAAGAATCGTGCTGTCGAAATCTTTGCACCCCCGCCATACTGCTGCGACACACTATGATACCTGCCAGCGAGAAATCGCCCTAGCGCTTCTGGTGTGTGATCATCTTTCTTCATCGGCAATTCAAAACGTCTGGTAGAAGTTTCAATTTCCTTTTCGGGCTTCTTATCGGGATAACGATATTCACCCATTTCATGCAACATGTGTGGGCATCGTGTAGAAATCATCAGTCGTGGTCGTCTTTTATCTGGAATGATTACTGGACTTTTCCAGTTTGGTGCGTTTTTCTCTGTATCGTTGACTCTATCTTTGAGGGCGAGTCGGATGAGGTTGAGCCGATCAGATAGTTCGCCGCCGGTGTGGGGTCTAGCACGACAGTTTTTCCCATTTCGCAAAAATATATTTTCGATTGTGGCCGTATCCCCAGGACTCGCGGGGTCGGGGAAGAATTCATGACAATTATCGGGTACGAGTCCTCGTCGCAAGATTTCATTCGCAAACTCCGCTGGTGTGAGATTTTCCTGATATAGCTCATCAATAACGTTGATTTCTCCCCAAGGACCGATCTGAACAAGAAGCCAGACGTTAGGGTTACGATACCCATAGTCAACAGCACCAACCGTTTCCCATCCTGGGTTGTAAGGCAAAAGTCTGCTGTGGGTTTCTTCATCAAACTCCTTGAAAACCTTTCCTACGAAGTCCGTAAAATCAGCCGCAACCTCTTGCTGAAACATAGGGATAGTCAAATCATTTGCCATCTGGGCAATCTCAGGATCAATAACTAACTTCTGGCTTTGAATAATCTCAAAAGCCGTGAACTCTGGATGCTCGCTCATCAAATAAGTCAGCCTCTTCACGTCAGCATCCTTAGTCGGATGCCTGAAAACGTGAGGGTTGCGCCAACTGGGCATTCTAAATCCAGCCCAGCCAGGATTGTTTTCTTTTATCGCATCCAAATACATGCGATAAAACCAGTTCTTCCCTTCTGGCGTCGATGTAAACAATGCCCATCCATTGAAATCCGCCAGTGTTGGCCTGAGAAGCTGCGTCCACGTCGATTCTTTCATCTTCGCAGCTTCGGCCATAATCACTCCCGAGAGTGCTTCACCAACCAGAGAGGTTGGCCGAGCTTCGGATTTCGCTTGAAGAATGAAAGCTCCATCCCATAGCGAGACAACCATATCGCCAGTTTGAACTGAGTAGTAGGTTCCTGGCCTATCGAATTCCATGCCCAGCTTTGACGCTTTATCATAGAAAACGCGAAATTCTTTTTCTGAATCCGCATATTCAGGCCCGACGATCCAGAATTCAAGCCGCTGACCCCTGGCCTTGAGTGTATTTGCGACTGTTTTCGCCCGTATGGCTTCCGGTATAAATTCATGTCCACCGAAATTGCTCTTTCCCATGCGTCGTCCACACGAACAAATCTTCATACGAGCAGGGTTTTCCATGATCTCTAACTGTGCAATATGAGGATCGAAAACCCGCATCCTCTCGCCAGTGTCTTGATCGGTAAACTCTGAGTCCAGCACTGCCCACTTGGAAAAGCTCACCCGATCATCTTAGCGAAGATCATGCCACGCAGACAACGCAACCAAACACAACAAAGCGACAATGAAACTATTTAACATGACCAACGCTTTCCACTACTCATCGCTACTCATCACTACTCATCGCGATATCTACGATCAATCAATCGTTGTTGATTTTTTAAATATTCACGGAGAGAAAGAAAAGCGCGCCCAGGCGTGGATTCTGAGCGCGCTTTCCTTACCCAAAATCGTCCCAGACGAACGAAAAAGGGAAGTTTCTCCTCGTTACTCGAAATTGTCGGTTCCCGTGATCGGAGAGAAAACTGCTGCACGGGAATCAATGACCCCGCCAGGACCGGTAACCTTCGATCCGAAGACAGCATCAGTCGAAATAGGACGCTGATTCGTCGGGAACTGAACAGCCGAAGTCTTCGGACGAGAATCCGCAGCCGCAGCATCAATCGCACGCAATTCGCTCTGATCCACAATCAGCGGAATCGGGCGAGTTGCAGTATTGCGTCCGTCATACATCTTCTGCATACGAGGACGAACACCGCTAGTGGAGGGCGAAACCATGTAATTAGGCATTTTCTTCTCCTAAACTAAAAACTGCTTTACCTGCAACAGCTACAGTTGCAACTAAACAAATAGCTGCAATCGCAACAACGTCAACAAATCCAAGGTTCAAATCCAAACTTTCGCGAACGAGCGAACGATGAGCCTCATACCTCGTCTTGTCAGTCATCCTCATGCTACCCCACGACCACCAGAACTACCGGCACGACGCGCCAGACGCTCCGCAGCAGCGTGAAGCCTCTCTGCCTGGACAGCCGGGTCATTGTTGCGCTTAACACGCTCAACAACAGCCTCAGTTATATCATTCGGCAGAATCAAACGCATCTTGAATTTTCCAAAATCAGGACTGGCAACGTTAGAAATAACAATCCACTCAATCAAAAGTGGTAAATCGCTAGAACTAGTCCCGCCAACAGCCCGTGCAGCGTACCTACGAGCCTTCGCTTTTTTTAGTCGATCCCTGGCGTTTCTTGCTTCTTCTCGTTTTGAAGAAAGGTCGTCTGCCTTGCTAAGAACTTCAAAACCACCCACGACAACAACATCGCCGTCATCAAAACTATCATCTGATTCTACGAATCCTTCTGGTACGAATTCCGATTGCGAAGCAGAACGATTATTGATCGAACCAGAAACATTGTCATAGAATCCATTGTGTTCTGAATCTTCGACCATATCCGCGAACGCTTCGTCATCGCTTCCGAGCGAATCGTCATCCACTTCAACATCAAGAACCGATGAGCTTCCATCCCCAAGCTCCAAAGGTCTACTCGACGCAACTTTCTTTCGATAATCTTCTCGACTACCGGATTGAATATTATCCAAGATACCTTCATACGGTTTCTCCGTTGTTGTGTGAACCAAGACTTCTGGCGTTTTGCCAATAACTCGTTCTGCAATCCATTGCGCCGCTTTGATCCGATCCGCAGGTTCCACCAAATCGGAATCTGCAATCTCGTACATAACCTCCAACATGCGCGGAGCTTTGGATTTCAAATATTCGTTCAAGCGTCGATGCAACTCTTTGCTCATCAACTGCTCAAACTTAATTCCCAACGCTTTACCCTTAATCGGATTTCCAGCGTTGGTGCGAACAAAGTTTCCTGTCAACTCATCATCATCAAGTTCTTCGACAGGAAGAAAACCTTGCATAAATTTCTGAACACGATCCAACTTATCCACACGATCTTGCGGAACGCCATCAGCGCCGCCAATCGTTTTCACGCTTAACTTCTTATCCGCAGGATGCAATGACCCGCCATGATTGCGGCAGAAGTGAGTGCGGTTTACAGCTTTTCCCTGACACGGTTGCCCAGTCGCTTTTGCCACAGCCGAACAAAGAGTGAATCCTTCAGAATTAACTCTTACAGTGCCACGAACTTTTTGATAATACTCAAGCGGCCATTGCTCAGGACGAAAATCTGCTCGCAACTGAAACGGAACATGATAATCAACATGCTTGAAACTTCCCGGCTTCAAACGAACAGCAACCAAATCTGGTCTTGGATCAACATACGTCGGAACTTCACAACCGAGAGTTTCAATAAATCGAAAAGGCCCGTCAGGGTCACCCATCGTGACACCCTTGACGGTATCGTCCCTTCGTTCGACAGAGAGAGAACGAGAACGAGAACTTTCTTCACTCACACTTTCTTCACTCACGGTTTCCACGCCTCCATTATTTTTCATGCATTACCAGATGGCAAAAATCATAAGTATCAAAATTATGATCAGAGCCAAAATCAAATAAATAAAAATCCAGTCACCATCCCACATCAAATTACTCTTGACGGTAAACGCCGGTTCGTGGCGTATTGGACTTGTACACCGAAGGCGCACGATTCATCTTTTCCTGAACAATCGGTTGGTCAGGACCGAAAGCATCTGGGTTACCCAAAACGTACAGCATCTCTTCTACAGTCTCAGTTGAGTTCGTAGCATCCAATCTCAACTCAGCCTG